GATTTAGATACATACCGGCAAAAGGTATTTTCACATATCACAAAGAAAATTATAAAGAACGAACAGTTGGCTTTCGATGATGTCCTTTTGCAACCGCAATATTCAACAGTGGAAAGCAGAAACGACGTTAATTTAAGTCAAAATTTAGGCTCTGACATTGTGTTAGATATTCCTATTATTTCCAGCCCCATGGATACCATCACCGAAGTAAAAATGGCCATGGCCATGTTTCAGGCGGGTGGGCTTGGAATTATCCACAGATATAATTCAATTGAAGAACAGGCAGCGATGGTGCGCGATGTTGGGCGTTACGACCCCCTTGTTGGCGCTGCAATTGGGGTGACTGGAGATTTTAAAGAGCGTTCCCGTGCGCTGTGTGATGCGGGAGCAAATGTACTTTGCCTAGATGTCGCGCACGGCCACCATGCTTTGGTGGAGCGGGCATTAAAAACTTTGAAAGATATTTATGGTAAGAGCGTTCACTTAATGGCGGGCAACATCGCAACGCTGGAGGGTTTCAATGATTTGGCTGATTGGGGTGCTGATAGCATTAGATGTGGTATTGGAGGTGGTAGCATTTGCACTACAAGAATACAAACGGGGCACGGTGTTCCAGGGTTTAGCACGATACTTGAGTGCGCCAGATCAGACAGAAGCGCAAAAATCATCATTGATGGCGGTATTAAAAATTCGGGTGATATTGTTAAGGCTCTCGCTGCTGGCGCTGATTTTGTTATGCTGGGATCACTTGTGGCAGGAACTACTGAATCTTCTGGGCAAATAATAACCTATACAGATGGCAGCAGGCGTAAAGCTTATCGAGGGATGGCCAGCGAAAAAGCACAAAAGGCATGGAAAGGTAAATCCAGCACCCCAGAAGGTGTCGCGACCGCTGTGCCTTATCAAGGTTCTGTTAAAAATATAATAAAAGATTTGGTGGGTGGAATTAAAAGCGGCTGTTCTTATTCTGGAGCGCATAATTTAAAAGAGCTGCGCGCAAAAGCAATTTTTTGTAAGCAAACCGGTGCGGGCATATACGAAAGTTCGCCACACATATTGAAGCGAGGGTAAAATGGCGCAAAAACGTATAATTGTTAACTTAACCGATCAACAGCACGCCAATTTAATTGTAAAATTAAAATATGATGGGCTAGCGCAAACTAAATTTATGCGCGCATATATAAATGCGTATCTTGAAGACTCTAAACTTATAAGAGATTTTATTAATGATCACAAGGAAAAAAATAAAGTTCAAAATAAGAAAAAAAGAAGTAAGCAAGCAAGAATATTAGAAAAGAAAACTGAAAATGAAAACAAATTTGGATTAAAGACTTGCGAGATAGAAAATATTTTTGATTTAATACAAAAGGAGCACCCAGAATTATGAGTTGTGTAGAAAAGTGCAAAGAATTAAACACCAGTTGTCCCAATACTGGTTGTCGCCATTGGTTAGATTATGAAGAAGATTTAAACTGCACGATTGTATGTGTACAAAAAAATGGCTGTTTAACCTTGAGAGAGGTTGCAGAGAGATTGAAAGTAAGTTATGTGCGAATAAAACAGATTCAAGACAAAGCTTTGCAAAAAATTAACAAAAATATTTCATTAAAGCAATATTTACTTATGGGGGGAAACAACTCATGAATTTATATGATGTTAAAATTGCGACAGACAAAGACATAAAAACTCTTCACGTAAAGATGGATTCCGATAAAGATTTTAAAAAGTGGCTTAAAATCTTTAAGCTATTTGAAAAAGACTCAGACCTAAGTTATGAAAAAACTGAAAAAAAGGAATTTAAGCTTTAGACATACTATTTATTAATAGTTCTTTTCGAAGGAGACTAAATTATGAGCAAAAAGCCACTATTAAACGAAGAAGTCACCAGACAGTTCATGAAGCTGGCGGCTATTCCCACCATTACACGCGACAAGTTCCTTAGTGAAACTTATATAGAAGAAGATTTGTATGAACAAGATGAGGAAGAGCCTGTTGATGAGTTGCCGGCTGAAGAAGGGGCGCCTCCGATGGAAGAGGTTCCGGATGAAGAAGTAGCCGATCTGGGCGACATGGAGATAGAGCCAGCCGAAGAGGCTGCTGGCACCGCAGAAGATTTGGCAGAAAAGATTGTTGATCTCCTTGCTGACCAAGGCCTTGTTGAAAAAGAGGTTGAAGGCGAAGAAGATGAGCTTCCCCCTGAAGGTGGAGAAGAAGAGCTAGGTGGCATGGAAGAGCTTCCCCCTGAAGGTGGAGAAGAAGAGCTGTTAGAAGAAGATGAATTAGAAGAGCGACGTGGGCCGCACGATGTGTCGCACGGCCGAGGTGTCGAAGGCCTAGAAGAGTCTATTGAAGTTGTTGATGAAAAACAACTAGTTGAAAATATTCTTAGCAGAGTATTAAGACGCTTGGCTTAATGATAAATGAAGTTGAAAAACTCATAAAAATAAGAGAAAACTTACAAAGACATATCTCTGAAAGGATTCCTGATTTTGAAATTGTTTCGAAACAGGAATCTTTTTTTATGAAAGTCCTATCTAAAGTATTGTTTTTTAATAAAGCGTTTATGAGCCGCTACATTACAACAATATATCCTAAGATGTATGTGCCGTCCTTGCCGTGGAAGGAAGATAACCCAATCTCTGCAATAATAGTAATGGCGCATGAGTATGTGCATCTGTCTGACAGAAAAAGAATGGGCCCGGTTTTTAACCTCTTGTATCTTGCCCCTCAAGTCTTTGCTCTGGGCGCTGTTGGTGTTTTTTGGAGTTGGTGGTGGCTGCTGTGCTTGCTTTTTTTACTGCCAATTCCGAGTATAGGTCGAACATGGCTTGAGTTTAGGGCTTACATGGTCAGTTTAGCAGTTTACTATTGGATAACCGATCAAAGACCGGCTTTTGATTTTTATATAAAGCAGTTTACTACCCCTTCTTATTATTGGATGTTGCCTTCTCAAAAATATTTAGAAAAACAATTTCAAAAACACTTTGAAAAAATTATAAACGACGAGCTAACTCCGATTCAAAAAGAAATCAAAGAAACCCTTTACAAAGAATAAAAAAGGATTAAACTATACATAGGAGCTAATCTTTTTTTGGGGGGGCAGTGAAATATTTTAATAACGGCGAATCTTTAAGTGACCACATTGGCAAGGGAATAAATATATTAGCCAACAATGTGGCGTGTACTCTTGGGCCAAGAGGTCGTAATGTAATTCTGGGAAAAGAAGATAAGACTCCGATCATTACAAAAGACGGAGTAACTGTGGCAAATTTTGTTTCGCTAGAAGATCCTTTTGAAAATGTCGGCGCGCAAATTTTAAAGCAGGCTGCATTTCAAACTAACTCAGAAGCTGGTGATGGCACCACTACTTCTATAGTATTGTCAAGGGCCATTTTGAACGAGGCCAAGAAATATATAAAGAGTGGCGTTCCGCCGATAGAAATAAAGCGCGGGATGGATCGAGCAAGAAAAGAAATTGTTGAATATTTGGAAAGCAACTCTAAAACAATTTCAAGCAAAGAAGACATATCTCATGTAGCTACAATATCAGGCAACAATGATAAGGTTATCGGCGAACTGGTTGCCACTGCAGTTGATGCTGTTGGTAAAAATGGGGCGATCACGATAGAAGAGTCGCGGGGTGCGGAAACGTTTCTTGACTTAATCGAAGGCTTCAGCTTTGATAGTGGATATATTGCAAATGCCTTCACTAATGATAAAAGAAAAGAGTTGGTAAAATACGAAGATTGTTTAGTTCTTGTAACCGACAAGAAGTTATCAACCATTGAGGAAATGATGCCAGCGCTAGAATTAGTACATCGCGATAATAAACCTTTGTTGATTGTTGCCGACGATATTGATGGACAACTGCTGGCGGCTCTTATTATGAATGTTGTGCGCGGCACAATGAAAGTGGCCGCGGTTAAAGCTCCGCGCTATGGGCAGGAACGCAGAGAGATCCTTTCAGATCTTGCACTATCTGTTGGGGCAACTTTTATCACCAGAGAATCCAACTTTGATTTAAAAGATATAAAACTAAAAGATTTTGGCAGCGCTAAAACAATTGAAGTTCATAAAAACTATACAACTGTTGCTGGTACTGGTGGCACATATCAAGAAGTAGAAAAAAGAATAGAAAAGCTGAAAGAAAAAATCAAGAAAAAAGAGTCTCTGAGTATTTGTAAGCAAATACAGGAAAGAATAGCGCGGCTGGCGAGTGGTGTTGGGGTCATATACGTCGGCGCGCCAACAGAAATAGAAATGATTGAGAAAAAACACAGAGTTGAAGATGCTTTAGAGGCGGTGAGATCGGCAAGAGAGGGCGGTATTCATGCGGGCGGCGGCGTGGCTCTTGTCCGCGCTTCTCAAAAAGTCCAGGCGCCGGAAGAATTGTCGGAAAACCAAAAAGTTGGTTTTAAAATTATTTTAAAGGCGATCAAAGAGCCAGTTCGACAAATGGCCGACAACGCCGGGGTATCTGCAGATATTATACTTGACAAAGTTGAAAACGAAGAGGGCAACAATGGATATGATTTTACTTCTGATAAAATAGTAGATATGTTTGATGAAGGAATCATCGACCCGGTTAAAGTTACATGTTCGGCATTAAAAAATGCCGTATCTGTAGTTTCAACATTAATAATAACAGATTATGCAGTTATTGAAAAATAGAGGATATTTATATTATGAGAATTCGATACTTTTATACTTCTGACTTGGACAAAGTTCCAAAAAGGATTAAGTATCATTTGAAATCTTGCTTTGAGGAAAATAATGTTTACGGCGATTTCCAAAAATTGATTGGAGAAGCACAAGATGGCGCGTTTAATCCCATAAAAATGCAAAAAGACATAGAAAATATTAGACATAAAATGATAAAACTTGATGCACTGCTTGAAGAAACATCACAACTGTTAACTGTGTGTCAAGAGGCCGAATTGCAAAAAGCAAGTCAAGAAAGCAATGATTGATGTTATAACATTAATTAGAGTATATGGGATTGTTGAAAAGATGTTGAAAAGAACAGCTTTGCTTGCGGAAGACAGCAATTCATTTTCGCAGGATACCACAATTTTATTATATCAACACATTGCATCGCTTCGCGAAGTAAAGAAACTGATTCGTTATTATGTTGATCTCCCAGAGAGAGACAAAGCACATCCGCTAGCTGAAAAACAAATTCAAGATGCAATTGCAAACTGCGCGACAATAGAAAAAGAAATATTAGAAAAAAATATCTCGCTGGACACGCACTGATGCTTGAAGAGCCGGCAAAAACATATCCAATTGGCACTGTAGTTATTCACAAAAAGAAGCCCGAATTCGGCTATGGGATTATTGTTAGTAGTTTTGAAGACGTGGTACCACCCGGAGTGTCTATAGATGAGTTGATTGCTATGGTTCTTTGGCATGGTGACGAGGAAAAAGAATTAACTGAAGTTCCTCAACTTCATCCGTACTCAGATCTTAAAGTGCTCAGCACAACTATTGGGTTTGCTTGATGGCCAAAGATAGTTTTTATTATATTACTTTAGGAGTGGCCTTCTTTATTGTTGCACAAACATTAGTTTGGTTTATGAACAATAGTCAGTTTGCTTGGGAGTGGTGGAAAGACAAGCCCGTTATAACTTGCCTGATTTATTGCTTCCCCGCTTCTTTGTTTTTTTGGTATGGCTCAAAGTATTCATATGCTGGGCTCGGAGAGGTGTGGGGGTCTAGACTTTTGGGGTTTGGTGTATCATATTTGACGTTTCCGCTGCTCACTTATTTTATTTTGAAAGAGAGCATGTTCACCCCAAAAACAATGACCTGTGTTTTCCTGTCATTTTGTATCGTAGCAATTCAGATCTTATGGAAATAGGAGACTAATTACATATATGAAAAAACTAGTAAATGAAGTGTTAAGCGAACTCTTTGAAGAACTCCAAGGAGTAGAGGCCAAGCCCGAGGGCAAAGAAGAAGTTCCACCAATTAGATTCCCCAGTTGGTTTATTAATGAAAATCTGTGGGGTAAAAAAGTAGATACTGGGCACGGCTCACAAGATAGAAAATTAATTACAATGGTTGGTGATGCTCTTTCTGGCGAACGCACGCCACTTGGAAGAGCCCAAGCAATGCAGAAATTCTTAACCGACACTGCAACAGTAAAAGCTGAAGGTCTTACCACGCAGCAAGCATTGGCGAACCTCATGTTTTTGGATATCTTTGCATCGGTTGTACACCAATTTAATCCGGCTGTTGCTGGCTTTTTGTTTGAAGCTTTGTTTGCTGGTATTTTTAAAGGCGTACAAATTGAAGCAACTAAAGGCGGCGGCGAATTTGGCACTACAGATGTTGATGAGATGGAAGTGGCAACTGGCAAAAAGGGATATTCTTTTAAACTTTTAGGTAAGAGTAACATCGGAGGAAGTTTTTCCGATTTGATTAATGGTGTCTCTGGGGGGGCAAAAAAGGAAACATATTTAGTGGTTCTTAAAAGAGGCGAATCGCCTAGAATAGATTTAACGTTTTATGAGTTTGAAATCAATCAACAAACTTGGTTTGACTGGATCGGCCATCCATCAAAATATGAAACTAGGCAATTTAGCGAAGAGGCGCAGTTCACAGTTGCCGATCTGGCTGAACACGGCGATAAGCCCGTATTAGTTGGTGGCAAACCAACGGGTAACACACTTAAAGATTATGTTTTACAGGCGGAAGATGGAAGCTATAGTGTCAGCACAAAGCCGCCGGCGCCGTCCAAGGCGATATCGCCTATTCATGTTGAGACCACAAAGGGCGATCGATTAAGGTGGAGTACAAAAAAAGCTATTGTTACCCTCGACCCAAATCAAATATATGCCTTTGAATCCACAACGGGCGAAGAAAAAGTAGCAGCTTGGGGAAGTTCGATTGGCGCCAAACTTTATAAAGATTTTTTACCGGGCGGCGGCTGGCGCGAATGGTTTAAAGAACAGACGAAGACGAATGAGAAGCCCGATGGTAAATACTTTGAGGCTTATGTAGCCGCCGGCGATTACAAAAAAGACACCAGCTTCTTTGAGCATCTTAAAGTGTTGGGATCTTACCGCGCCGGAGCCAAGAAAGAAGACGAGCCGGAAGGCGAAGAACAACAGATGAATGAAGCCAAAGAAGAAAAGCAGAAGGCCGGCCAGTTTAGTATTACTCAAAAGTATATGATTGAACATCCACAAACTCAGGGCGGCACAGATTACACGCTCACGCTTGATCGTCAACTATTGAATGATGCGGCGAAGGCATATACAGAGATTATTTCACAACAAGTTTTTGATATTTTTAATTCACTAAGTGATTTGATTAAAGATATTAATACATTTTATTTAAGCAGCGACAACAATGAAAGAAAGGCCGGCGGCACAAAAGCTGGTACAGATGCAGAGTCGTTGAAAACAAATACTGATACTTATATTGCGACGCCGGCCAAAGAGATAACTGATGAGCACCAAATAACAAAAGAAAACACAAACTTAAACAAAGCAGTAGATAGAGTTTTAAAAGAGTTCTTGCAAAACCCTTGACACAGACACCCACTATGCTATACTGTATATGTCCTCTGAAAAAAGGGCATAACATTAGTATAGGAGACTAAAACAATGGCTACAAATCTAGCAAGAACAAGGGATCGACTTTTTGGGGATCTCTTTACGGATTGGAATGATCATTTCGATCTGATGTTTCGCCCCATGGGCAATACATTTTTTAACGCAGGGCCGACGACTGTGGGCCTGCCACACACTAACGTCTTGAGCAATAAGGACGACTGGACCATTGAGGTTGCGGCCCCTGGTTTGGACAAGAAGGACTTTAAGATCGCGATTGATAAGGACGTGCTTACGGTTTCATATAACGTGGAGAAGGACAGCAACAATTCGTTTGTTCGCAACTCTTTCCAGCGGTCGTGGAGCCTACCAGAAGGTACAAGCTTCGAAGATATTACAGCTTCTTACAAGTCAGGTATCTTGGGACTCACCGTAAAGAAGCCCGATATTATCAAACAAGAAACTAAGTATATTGACATTACTTAAACTTTATTTAAACTTAATTATAACCCGCGTGAATGACCGACGCAGCGAACAGGACAATGGGGGGGGACTTTGGTCCCCCCCCACTTTTAAAGGATAAAAATGGAAAAGGAAAAGCATAAATTTTGGCGATGCCCCAAGTGCAAGAAAGAGGGTGAACTCTTAGAGGCAAAATCATTTATTTATTATCACATGTGCGATCACGACAAAGAACAAAGATTACGAAAATGGAGTGGAAACACTGGTAGACTAGTTGGAGAGGTCTACACAGATGATGATTCACTATGGTAATGAGGGTAAAGGATATATCTATCGGAGATCTGGTAAAGATAACAACAAAAAGTCGTGTTCGCCCACTGCCAGTTGATTCAATTGATGGTATCACAGTTATTCGATGGACAACAAATAAAACAATAAAAGAAGATTTAAAAGGTGAGCTATTATTTTATTTAGGCCCTTTCAATGCAGGGCCGCGGTATCAATATAGATTTCATCAGTTTGCATGTAATGGAAAAAAATACTACATCAGAAGCCACAACTTCAGATATTTGGAAAAGATATGAATGTAATAGACAAATATAAAGAATGGCAAGTAGATCTCATCAGAGAAGAAGTGCAAAAGAATGCTTTTCCATATGCTGTTCTTATGGAAAATTGGGGTAGTGACTATAATTTAAGTACTTTAATCCGTAACGCCAACGCGTTTGGCGCAAAGGAAGTGTTTTATTTAAAAGAAAAAAAGAAATGGGATCCACGCGGCGCGGTTGGTACACAACACTATACAAATGTTGAACATTTGTCTTCATATGAAGAGGTTGATAAATTAAAAAAACGTTATAAATTCGTGGCTGTAGAGAACGGCCTGTGGCACGCTGAGACGCTCGTAAATTACAAATGGGCGCCCGACACTCTGCTGGTGTTCGGAGAGGAGGGAAACGGGCTCTCAGAGCGTCTGCTAGCCATGTGCGAGGATGTTGTGTATATCCCGCAGTACGGGTCAGTAAGATCCTTGAATGTTGGCACCACAAGTGGTATAATAATGAACGATCTAGTTTCAAAAACTATTTATAAGACGGGACTTAACAATGGAAGAAGTACAAAACGAAGCAGCAGATGACCTTAAGCCCAAACCGCCCTCTAAATTAGCACCACAAGGTATCAGCACCTTTACTGTTTGTCGCCAAGATGATGAAACTGGTGTCTCTGGTGTGGGCGTCGTTATTGAGGGGGCTAAGTTGGCGACTGGCCAGTGCATTGTCCACTGGTTATACCCACCGCCGCGCGGAGGCATTGCCATATTTGACTCGATGGATGATTTTATTAAAGTCCACATCAAGCCGCATCCAGACAATAAAACAATTATAACCTTTGAAGACGGCGAACAAGAAACTTACTAATGCACGGCTTAATAGGTGATACACCAATTGTACAAATAGATGATAAAATCCTAGCAAAGTTGGAAACCTATAATCCATCCGGCTCCATTAAGGATCGGATGGCTTTTTTCATTTTGACGCAGGCAAAGCTGCGTGGCAATTTAAAGAGCGGTGATACGATCGTAGAAGCTACATCTGGCAACACTGGCATTGCAATGTCTATGCTTGGCGCCAGCATGGGTCACCCTGTTATTATTATTATGCCTCGCAACATGAGTCAGGAGCGCAAGTGCATGATGAAAATATATGGTGCTGAAATTATTGAAGTTGGCGACAACGCTTTTAAAGATGCAATTGCTCTTCGTGACAAAATGTGCAATGAGAATGAAGACTACTTTAATCCCCGACAGTTCAGTAACCCCGACAATATTCGTTGCCATGCAATGACAACTGGTCATGAGATTATAAGATTTGTTCCCAAGATTTCAGCTTTTGTTGCCGGTTCTGGCACCGGCGGCACTCTAATGGGAGTTTCAAGGACATTGGGGCTTCACTCCCCATCAACAAAAATTATACAAGTTCAACCAGAAGAAAGTAATGAAACACACGGCATTCAAGGAATTAATGACGGCGAAGATTTTTTATTAGATAAAAGAATTGTTGATGAAGTAGTATACATTAAGACGGCCGACGCTATAAAAAGATCTAAACGATTAGCAAAAGAGAATGGCTTACTTGTTGGCATATCGTCAGGAGCTAATGTGCTAGCAGCGGAAAAATGGATTGAAAGAACCAAACCAGAACATCCCATCGTTACTATTCTTTGTGATAGGGGCGAGCGTTACTTTAGTTGCTATGAAGACTAGTTATTTACGTGAAACTAATCCTTTGCAATTACTAACGGGCCGGCGAGTTTGAATAAGCCTAGGGGCGGTATTTGGACTTCAACCGCCAACAAGGCTGAGAGCGGAGCATGGACTTCTGCCTGGAATGATTGGATGAAACACGGCATGCCCCACTGGATGCACCCCAAGGGTATACTTCTGAAG